GGAAAATCCACTCATAGCCTTTTTAAACATTCTGTATATAAACGGCGGATAAAATTATTTTATTGTAAATAGCATTATGCTTCTATATTTGTTGATTCGAGAACCTGGCTTAGACTTTCAATACGGCAGGTTTTCCTTAATTTCCTATTTGAGCTAAATATTTGGGGTTTCCTCGTGCTCATCCCCCTCCTCCTCCTCATCGTCGTCATCGTCATCGTACTCGTAATCGTCCTCCTCGTCGTCGTCATCGTCCTCCTCCATATCTTCCAACAAATAGGTATTCTTAATTCTCTTTGCTTCTAAATAAGCCGACAGTGCTAAATCTCTCGCTGCCTTCGCCTTCTTTTTGGCCTCCCGGTACATTTCGTAATAAATATTGTCACGTTTCTTAATCAGCATCGGTTTGTCGTCGGTGATCTTTTCTAAATTAAACTCGACTTCCACCAACTCTTGTGGGTCCCGCCCAACAAACGTTTCCGTTGGTTCCTCTTGAGAACGCGATTCTTCCTCTTTGGGAGATTCGTCGACTGCATTGATCGGGTCATCCTCGCTGACTGCGTCGACCGGTACAGGTGCCTGTTCGAACTCTACTTTGTTCTCGAGACCATCCGTGATCTGAAGCACTTCATTACGACTGTCCAGGTTCTCCTTGACCTCCTTCGAGGGTGCGGTGCCGGTACGAATAATACATTTTTCGAACATGTTGGTCGGGGCCAGCACCATCATCTGCTTCAGTTCAATCTCGATCTGGAAGCTCTTGGACGAACATTTGATACCTTGGACCTCTAAGATGGTCATGACATTGGTATTCTCATTGATCGTCTCAAAATCCTGTTCCGTCTCGTTTTCGTCGTAGATTTTCAAGGTGGGTTTTCCTAAAACTGTGGTGATGTTTGTTCTCACAATATAGTATTTACCCGATTTGAACAGCTTCAGTGGCGAAGTGAAATAGTTCTCGATGTCATGCAAATCCATTTCGCCGTCAAACCATTTCTCGCGGTTCTTGTAAATGTACTGTTGGCAGTAATTTTCTAAATTCTCCATCCACCGAATGAAATCCTCGTTCTCGTTCGTGAACAACAAGTCGGAATAAAACCGTTTACCCACCCCCGGCTTCACAATGCCCTGCCGAGTTTTACATTTAGGTGGTTGAATATAAAGCGGTTGGTTTTTCACTAAACAACGTATGAAATAATTTCCCCCGGCAATCGACGTCGGTTTCGTCATGGTCAGGTTCTCGAAATTAAATGTATCATTCGTAGCAAAAATCTCCATTTATAGGGGGGATACAAAATTATTAACAGGATTTAGCGAGACGATGGCTCGTTACCTTGTTATATAGATAATCGACGGTGATAGTAACAGTAGTTATCGTAATGGCCAAGAGTATCCGCGACGTATTCGTCACTTTTCTACAAGACGAAGATATACGCAAAGACCTCAAAGAGACGATTAAACCCATCATCGAAATTATGTACAACGAAATCTATGTTTATCTATGGCTATTGTGCTTTTATAGCTTATTCCTTTTTTTCATTGTTTTAGCAATATTAGTGATTTTATTACGTTCTCAATCCCTCGCTGTACACAAAATATATTCGTAATATATATATGGTACACACGCGTAATCACACGGCTAAGCATCGCAAGAGAGCTGCGAAGGGCAGCTATAAAAAATTGGTATTGAAGGGTATTATTAAGGGCGGAGATGCGTCGACCTACGCTACGGCGGTGTACGGCGCGCCCGAGCAACAGCACGCGATTAGTGATAGCAACAATGTCATCGCGACGAATACGGTGCCTTGCGGCCAGACGGGGGGTGACGCGGTTCCTGCTGCGGATGTGACCTCGATGAGCCCGGCGGCAATTGACGCTGCCCTGGCCCCCGAGCCCGTCCCTATGCAGGGCGGGTCGGCGGACCCTGCCCCCCATGTGGTCTCGGGTGGTGTGGCTCATACGGCCGCCCCCCATGCTGCGGCTCATGCGGTGGCCGCACCCCCTGTTCATCAGGCCGGAGGAAAGCGCATCAACCAGCGCGGTGGGTTGTTGACCGATTTAGCGGTCCCTGCCGTTTTGCTCGTGGCTAACCAGGCCATGACCAAGCGTCGCCGCAAGTCGGGCAAGAAGAGCTACAAACAACGTAAGTACCGCAAGTATCGTAAGTAAACTACGCGGTCTTTGTAAATTATCCTAACTTATTATGTTAAGATAATAATAGTAAAAATACCTGTTATGGAGAACCAAACAATCGTCCAGGTTCCGTACAATAACAACGCATTGAAAAACGACATCACCCTCTGGATTACTTTAGAGAACCAATTAAAAATCGTCCACGAAAAGACCAAGAAAATGCGCGAAATGAAGCAGGGGGCCAGTGAACGTATTTGTAATCACATGAAAATGGCTAACGGGGCTCGGAACAAAATTAAAATAAAGGATGGAGAACTGAACGCCGAGATACGTTTATACGATAAAAAGGAATATTCGCCGCTCACTTTCACCTACATCGAGTCCTGTCTTAAAAAAATCATACATGACGAAGAACAGGTCGAATATGTGATCCAATTTTTGAAGGAAAATCGCGAAGTAACAAGTTCTCCAGATATCCGTAAGGTCATGTGTTAGCCATACCATATGTGGTTTCAGGCCCGTTTGGTAAATTTACGTTTATTATTAGTCTCCTGTTTTCGCTTCTTCAGTGAATTCTTTTTGGACACGCGCATAACAACATTACCCAATAACCTGCCAAACTCGTTCTCCTCGATGGGTCCTGCGTCCTTGGACTTTCCCGGGGCGACAAAGCAGTTCACATGTTTCTTAGATAAAAATAGCCCGACCGGCACCCCCAAACCATCAAATCGAGAACCTGCGGGCTTTTCGGAGATATCGATATTATCAACGGATCCCCCTAAACGTTTCGTGTTGGTTTCGTTATACGTCACGATTTTATTCAACGGGTAGATAGAAGCCACCAATTCGTCATCCTTATTTTTCAAAAATTCCAGATTATCTATATAATTCATACGATCAATATACATAATCCATATAAAATTACAGGTTGGTTAGTACTCGGACCATTGGGTACGATCAAAGGAGTTCAGCACTAATAAATTACCCATGTTCTGCCGCCAATAGTTCACCTTATGGTTGATGGCCACATCTTCCTCGCTGCGGGGGATATTAATATCTTTGTTCGCAGCCATACGATCTAAATCGGCCTGGGACGGCGACGGTTTCTTCCCGTAGCAATTCACCCCGAACCTTAAAAGTGGGTTGGCAAAATACCCCCCGTTGACTCCCGGTCGCCCACAATCGTTTTTACGGTTCTTGGTCTGTTGCAGCTTGTTCCACGTGTCTTTCTGCGTAGGGAAAAACGCCATTTGCCCGTCCGACCATCCGTAATTACACCATTCCGCCCCGTTATTGTATGCGTCCTCAATCTGGTCGTAGGTTGCCAACTTCGCCCCGTACGCCGAACAGATCGACTGTGCGTCGTCATACGTATATAAATTATTCGCGATATTGAACACCTCGTCCTTCTGTACCGGTTGGGATAAGGTTACATTACCCGTGATAGCATTGCCCTGTACCTGGGGGGCCTGAGGCACCGGTCGAAACCGGTCCAGACCCACCGAATCCGACACCAAGTCCACGAAAGACACCAACAAAACATACTTAAAGAAATCCACAAACACAATGATAATGAGGGTCGTCCACCCCACGGTCTCCAGCAACGACACGACCGCGGGTTTCGTGTCCGGTGCCATCGGGATCTGTAACAAACTAATCAAAACATAGAGCCCGATCAACAAGAATACGGTGGAAAAGATGGAAATCGGGTTCTCGACATACTGTGTATACGTGCCTATCACGTTCTGGTACACCATCTCCCTCGTCGACTCTGTGTTATTAAAATACGTCACAAACAGGAATATAATGAGCGTTACCAACACGATGAAATCGATACCACGGCTCAAACGAATCGAATAGTTGGATGCATCGACCGGCCTTTTAAACATCAGATTCATTAAAAAATACACCAGCACATATATTGCTAAAAACCAGAGTAGAAAAATATAATTCGTTTTATTAAAAATCAGTTGCATCAGGTCGGGATATTTATTGTCTTGTTGCGGCGCATTTTCGATCAATTCTATTACGATTTTGTCGCCGGTATTACTGTTATTATTTGGGGAACTCATCAATTATATTATAGCAAGTTATTTTTTTTACGGTAAAAGAGACAGTAAGCCGCAGGGGAAATAATCGTATTTTCATCCGAGACGATCTCGACATGACTATCATTACAATGCAACCATTGGTTCTCGGCATTCTTTACAAAGGCCGTATAATGACCCCCCAACACCCCGCCCATGTGATTACAAATCCCGTACAAATCGTATCGGTAAGACGCCGCATTGTACCCCCTCACGTATTTAGATAAATCCAGGTCGGTCAACGGGAAATGGATCTGTGAGTTCAGCTTTTGTCGCCCATCCGGACTAAACCGTTTCAAAACAATCACCAGGATTTTGGGGAAATTCCAAAACGAGATCTGTTTCTTGACGTTTTCCTTCTGTTGGGTACCCTCGTTGTACCACGCGTTCTCCCCCTCCAAGTATTCGGGATGGCAATACATCTCGAAACAGGAGATGAGGTCCGGGAGTGGTCGGCCAGCCATCGGATCCCATACCGGCAGGTCCAGGATGAAAAAACTCTCCGGCTTCACCGAATGAATCGTGTTGTCGGCGATCGAGATGATCTCGGACATATAAATACCGTAAAACAGATCCATGATCTCCGAATACTCCTTGGTATATGTATCCCTCAACATCTCGTAACATACCGTCGCCATCTTATCTGTATTGGTCTCGGTTTTGCCCGAGATACGAATATTGACGCCCCGGGAAATACTATTATGCACACACTCAATGAAAAACAGCAAAAATTCGGGCATGTCATTCTGCACCCAGCCCGTAAACATCTCCTTATTTTTAACTTTGGCAATATCGTGTATATTATATACAAATCGGTTCGGGGTGACCACTCCGTTACCACTCCACATCACTGTGCGTAAATCGTCCCATTCGATCAATATCTGAGCATCCGCGTGATCTCGTTTTAGCACTGTTTGGTACTTATCTGAGTCTAAAAAATGGTTTAATTCAAACGTATTGCTTAGCACTTGCATGCAAGAATTCAAAAAACAGGTATTACCCAGGTTCTCTAATCCTACCTTGCCTTTTTCTTTATACTTGGTCAAATCCATTTATTTTTTTTGTTTCTATAAATACCTTGGTATATTATAAGGAATTATCTTTATATTCGTAAAACAAATGGATAATAATAACAATGACAACAATGCGAATACGGATCCCGCAATAAGCGCATTAGAAAACGAATTACAGAATTTGATCGACGAGATGTTGCGTTCTCCCCCGCAGAACCCGTGGATCCAATTTTCATCGCAGGGGGGCGGGGAAAGTCTCCTCAACACACTTCGGTCCCGTGGCTCGGCCGGGGAGGACCAGGTATCGTTGGAAATGTTACGTGATATACTCGTCGTTTGTAATGCCAATATTGCGGAATACAATGCTAACGTGGCCAATGCCGTGCAACTTTTACAAAATATATTTAATATCCGCCAAATAGGACGCCCCATTGATCTGTCCAATCCGAGCCCTTCTCAACCGCTCGTGCCGAGAATCGCCCCCGACAACCACCTGTTTTCTTATATGTTGTATCGCCCCACGATTCAACAACAAGAGGCGGCGAATCTTCGACGATTTTTTCAAAACATCGTTATTCGACCTACCCCCGAACAAATCGACGCGGCGACCGAACTGATCACCTACAGCCCCACCATGGAGAACATTAGTACGTGTTGCCCGATTACCTTGGACGATTTTCAGGAGGGGGATATGGTGCGCCAAATACGACACTGCCGTCACACCTTCAACGAAGCGGCCATACAAAATTGGTTTCAATCCAACGTGCGGTGCCCGGTATGTCGGTACGATATACGCGAATATACCGCTGGCACAGGTTCTCGGGACGCCACAACTGACCCATCCCCCCTGGAAAATGTATTGAATCCGAGCCCTATTACCCCCGTGCCGTCGGTACAACTGCCGATGCAACTACAACTGCCGTCTTTGATGCAAATGCAGTCGCCTATGCAAATGCAGCTACCTATGCAAATGCATTTTGTTCCTAATAATGGTGATCCCTATCATGACGCTTTACGGTCGATTACCCAGAACTTTGCTGCAGAAATTAATAATCTATTGTCGAGCAGTTTTCGTCCGGATGTGGGTACAGGTGATGTGTCTCAAAATTTCGTTTTCGATGTTCATGTGGAAACTGCCATATAGGGGGAACCCAGGTTCCCCCTAACCCCTTCCTTTGAATAGTAAAGGTTCTTGGAAACCACCTTGGAAATTATCTTAACATAATTGTTAGCATAATTAGTTTTCTATTTAAGGGAAGGGGGTGCGGGGGTCAGAGCAGCGAAGCTGCTCAACCTTGAAGGCCCTCGGGGCCTTCTGAGGAAACCTACGGTTTCCCTGCTCCCTGCGTATATTGTAATGACTTAGATCCGTCCATATAAATGTTCATTTCACCAATCTTTTGATACGTTTTGAATAACTCCGTATTCATCTGTTGAAAGTATTCTGTCCTCAATAGGTCTTTCAAGGCTAGATGCATGTCCTCGACATTTCGAATCGAGGCTTCGGATTTCAAATTGTCCAATCCTTTATAGCTTGAACCGTCAACTTCTGGCGTACCGTACCCTTCATCCTTCTGTCCTCTATTAACTCGGTATTCGTCTTTATAGTAAAGTGCTTCTAACATCTTTTTGACTAATTTTCCCTCCTCGTTCTTGTCGTCGAAGTAGGTCGCGACCCACTCCTTGTCCGTGTCCCTGAATTCATTGAGGAGTTTTTCTCGAATTATAGATACCAGTCTCAAATCGTGAGATTTGTTCCGTTTGTTACTGGAAATATAGTGATAACTTCCGTAGATGCCTTCACCCTCTAATTCATCGTAACTTAAGTTATGACATTGCCTTTTGGTATAATCTCCTTCATCTCTGTCTGATGGTAAATGTTTGGTAGACCTCTTCTTGTCATTTGCTTCAATGGCACTACGGAGGAATTGATCATAGTTGTTCGAGTTATATATCGCATTGTATTTTACATCTACTACGGTATTATATGATGTATCCATGACCGCATCGTATGCTGCATCAGTGGTCGCTGCATCAGTGGTCGCGCTGTATACTTTGTACGATAACGCATTGTATGGCTTATCCGTTTTCGGATTGTAGACTTTATAAAATGATCTATCGGTTTCCCAAAAATAGCTCCTTCCGTAGTCGATCATTTTCGCTATATCGAATGTGTTGAAAGATACCACTTCACCGTCAGGATAATGATACTTCATAGTAATGTATTGACCGTTATTGGGTACTCCTCCGACAGCTATCTCACGCAAACGATCCCGATTAGCTTGCTCGTTCCCGATCCTATACAATACTACATTATCGGTGTGAAGATCGTAATGATTGAATTCATTCGAGAGCATTCCCAAGGGAGCGTAGACCTGGTACAAATATTGAGGTAGGTGAAAGGTGCAAAATGCCTTGTTCCCCTTGAACTCTTTCACAAAACCATCTATAGAACGAGCTTTATGAATGTGTTGAACCAACACAGCACCTAACTGTGCAAAATCACACGTTGTGAAAACAAACTTGGTGTCTTCGAAGAAATACTTGTACGAGAAAACTTTACGTAAATTATGCAATTTATCTAATGCGGGAGGGTTCAAGGTTTTGCCTTGGCTGTACTTGATCGCATCCCTGTGCGATTCCCAAGTAGTCCATTGGTAGATACCGTAAGTTTCGACAAAACAGGGAAAGATGTAGTTCTTCTTATTTACATAGAGCCCGACCAAGCCTTCGTAAAATAAATTATCGGCATCAGCATTACGGGAATTTTTCAAGACCGCGTATACTTTGTAACCGTCTTTCACTAAAGGAATTTCGAGAATAAATCCATTGGCTGACACGCCGCCGAGTATGTCTATCTCCTCACTCTTGTCCACCAGAGACAAATCGTAGTCGTTGAAATATTTGCGTATTTTCTCAGTTTCTAAACCAAATGAAACACATTGCCCCGAATTCGGGCATATTTTATCGAGGGATGTACGTATTCTCTCGGACAAAGGTTTGTTAAAAAACGGCCAAATACTTTCTTGTTTCTCTTTGATAAATGGAGCAATACGATCCTTTTCGACTTCTTCGCTCGTAGATGCAGGTTCATCTTCGCTCGTATCTGCTGGCTCATCTTCGGCTCCCTCAGTAATGGGCGCTGGTAATTCATCATCTGGTGACTCCTTGACAGGTGATGGTTCACTGTTTGATAACAGCTTGAAAGGTGATGATTCATCTTCTGACGGATGGACACTAGATAATGATTCGTTGTTTGGTGTCTGGTGGGTAGTTGACGATTCGCTCTCTGGTGACGGATTAATAGGTGATGATTCGCTGTTTGGTGACGCTGCCGGAGATGGTACTTCACTGTTTGGTGATGGGAGAGTAGATAATGATTCACTGTTTGGTGACTTGTTGGAGTAGTCAGTATACATTATTGAATCGCTGTTTGGTGTCCGACCACCTATTACACGGGACACTGGCAGTCTTGTATTCTTTGGCGACTTCGAGTTTTTCAAACGCTTCAACGTCTTTCTCCGTCGTTGATTTTTGATTCGTCTCCGCTGGGCCTTTGTCACCCTAGTTTTTTTATTTTTAACTGTATTTTTAGATGACCCCTTTGGCATTTTATAAAATATAAATAGAAATTTAAGAGCAGGGAAACCTACGGAGCAGGGAACCTACGGTTCCCTCAGGGCGCTTTCAGCGCCCAAGGGTTGAGGGCTTCGCCCTCTGACCCCTGCGACCCCTCCCTTAACTAAAAAAGTTAATTTCCAAGGTGGTTCTCAAGA